ACATATAGTGTAGCTATGATGACAAACTACATAGAGCAGATGAATGGATTAACTGAGTTGATGTTACAACATTTAAAAACATACTTTGGTGACTCCACAAGTTACAAATTTCTATCAGAGTTAGATGGTGAGATAACTGATGCTTCAACAATGGAATCACAAGGTGAGAGATTTATACGAAGTGATTTTACTATGACTATAAAGGGATATATCTTACCTGAATTTACAAAGACTAACTTTGGTAAGAAAGCAGAATTATCAAAAGAGTTCATACCAAAAAAAGTATCCTTTTCAGAAAAAATTATATAATTATATATATATACTTAACACAAGGAGTTACAGATGGCAGAAGACATCAAATTTTCAGACGATGAGTTAAAACAAATAACAGAGATAAGAACAGCTTATGCTGAGATTACAAATCGTTTTGGACAGATACAACTAACAAAGTACAACCTACAGAAACAAGAAGAACAAGCTGAGATAGATTTTGAATCCGTTAAGGTAAAGGAACAAGAAGTTCTTAAAGGTATTACAGAAAAGTATGGACCAGGTACTTTGGACCCAAATACAGGAGTTTTTACGCCATCTGAGTCTTAAAAATTAGTCTTTGGGATTTTGTATAATATTTATATATGAATTATCATAGACTTTTTACCCTATCGGAGACCATAAGATGTCAGAAAAAATTGTATCACCAGGTGTATTCACTAAAGAGATAGACCAATCATTCATTCCAGCTGCTCTTGGAGATATCGGAGCTGCTATCGTAGGACCAACTGTTAAGGGTCCAGTTTTACAACCAACTGTGGTTAGTTCATATGGAGAGTATGTTCAAATATTTGGAGAATTAATAGAAAGTGGTTCAGATAAATATCAATATTTAACATCTCACACAGCACAAGAATATTTACGACAAGGTGGACCTCTAACTGTTCTTAGGGTTGCTGATGCTGATGCAACAAAAGCATTTTCTGATATACCAACAGATCAAAATTCAACGGTAACAAATTTTACAGCATCTTTTAATGTTCATAATATACCTTCCGGTTCTGCTGTGGGAGATTCAAATGATGAGTTTAAAATAGGTAGTGTTGATTTTACAGCAGTATCTTCATCAATTGGTCTAGCAAATACAGCAAATCAATTTTTCTTTAGTTTCGCTAAACCAAGAAGTGGGGCTACACCAACAGATGGTACACATATTGCAGCTCAAAATTTAGCAGAGGCTATAGCTAGTGCTTCTGGATCATTAAATATAGTTTCGGCTTCTTCTAAAGGGGCTTTATTAGAGATTACAGCATCAGCGGCTTATAATGTAACTACTGCTTCAGCTTATAAATGGATAGACTGTTCACCTGCTGGGCAAGGGGGTTGGAATGTTGCTGGTGGAGTTAAAGCATATGGAGATCCTTTATTCACACTTGAAGCTTTAGGAGATGGGACACAATTTAATAATAATTCTTCTTCTATTGGTGATGATAGTTTAGTCTTACCATTGACAAGCTCTGCTGGAAACGATCAATTTAATGATGGTAGTTACGGTGGTCGCTCAGATAATTTTAAATGGGAAGTGTCAAATAGAAATTTAAAAAAGGGTACATTTACACTGCTGATCAGAGCTGGTAATGATACTATAAAACAAAAACAGATTTTAGAAACACATTCCAATATATCTCTTGATCCAGAATCCAATGATTATATATTAAAAAGAATAGGAAATACAACAAATACTATTGCTGTAGAAGATGGTGTTGCTTTCTTACAACCAGATGGTGAATACCCAAACAGGTCAAAATTTGTAAGAGTAAAGACATTACCTGAAACAAGTAAAACAGATAATTATTTAAGCACAAATGGAACTGTAAATGCTAAATACTCTGATTCGTCATCTTTCTTTCCAGCAGTTGGTAGTGGAAGTTATCATGGAACTTTTGGTGGTGGTACATTTGGTAGTGAAATAGTTCACCCATTTAATTTTTATTTATCCACCGAAGCTGATATAGCTACTAACACACAGGGTGTTAAACTAGATGGTGGTTCTGTTGGTTCTGATAAAGCGGTGGGAACTTCAACTGTGGGTGGTGGATATATGACTGCTCTCAGTATGTTAAGTAATAAAGATGAATATAATTTTAATTTATTGTTCTTACCTGGAATAATTGATCAAGAAACCAATCATGGTGCTATTATTACAAAGGCTATTGATATATGTGAAACTCGTGGTGATGCGTTCTTAGTATATGATAATACTAGAAAAACATCTAATGTAGCTACTGCTAAGAGTCGTACTGAGTCTCGTAATTCAAGTTATTCTGCTACTTACTATCCTTGGGTACAAATTCAAGATAATACATTAGGGACATATAGATTTGTTCCACCATCTGTAGTAATTTCTGGCGTATACCACTTCAACGATGTGGTTGGACAACCTTGGTTTGCTCCTGCTGGTCTGAACAGAGGTGGAATTGATAGTGCTATTCAGGCATATAGAAAATTAACACAAGGTAATCGTGATGATCTTTATGATTCAAATGTCAATCCAATTGCTACCTTTCCAGGTCAAGGTGTTACGGTCTTTGGACAAAAAACAACACAGAAGAAAGCAAGTGCTTTAGACCGAGTAAATGTAAGACGATTGTTAATCAATGTCAAGTCTTTTATTTCAAGGTCTTCTAGATTGCTAGTATTTGAACAGAATACAACTGATTTAAGAGATCAATTCCTAAATACTGTTAATCCATTCTTAGAACAAGTACAGGCTAATAGTGGTATTAATGCTTTTAGAGTTGTTATGGATGATACAAATAATACACCTGAAACAATCGATAGAAATGAATTGATTGGACAAGTGTTCTTACAACCAACTAGAACTGCAGAATTCATCATATTGGACTTCATCGTTCAACCAACTGGTGCTGCATTTCCAGAGTAATTTTTAGGAAATTGATATTTATTATCATAGGAGATAAAACATGGCAGATTTATTAGAAGCAAGTAAAATATTTTATACACCATACGAACCAAAGTTAAAAAATCGGTTTATCATGGAGATTGGTGGTATACCAGCTTTTACTATTAAAACTGCTCAAAGACCACAGATTACTTTTGAAAAGATAGAGTTAGAACATATGAATATTACAAAGTATGTCAAAGGTAAGGGTAAGTGGCAAGATATGAATCTTACACTTTATGATCCTATCGTTCCATCAGCAGCTGCTTCTGTAATAGAATGGATACGATTACATCATGAGAGTGCTACAGGTAGGGATGGATATCAAGATTTTTATAAAAAGAATTGTACTTTTAAGGTATTGGGTCCAGTTGGTGATATTATAGAGAAGTGGACACTATATGGTACATGGATTCAAGATGCTACATTTGGAGATTTAGATTTTACTGATTCAAATCCAGTTGAAATTGCTCTAATATTAACATACGATTACGCTATACTTGAATTCTAAATAGTTTACAACATCAAGGAGTTATATAATGGCAGAACATAAGTTCCCTACGGAAGTTATTGATTTACCATCACGAGGAAAAATATATCCAAAGGATTCACCACTTGCCGAAGGTAAAATTGAGCTAAAATACATGACAACACGAGAAGAAGACATTCTGATGTCTGAAAACCTTATAAAAAAGGGTGTTGTTATCGATAAACTATTGGATTCATTAATAGTTACCAAAGGTATTAAAGAAAAAGACTTACTTCTCGGGGATAAGAACGCTGTATTGGTTGCGGCTCGTATTTTAGCATATGGTCCTGAATATACAGTAAAGATAGCAAATCCACAGAATCGTGATCAACAAGTTGATCATACATTTGACTTATCAGAATGTCCATTTAAGGAATTCCCTGAAAATATTAATTATGAAGAAAATTCCTTTGATTTTATAACACCTGTGGGTAAAAATAAATTAAAATTTAAATTATTAACTGGTTTAGAAGAAAATTTGATTGAAAAAGAATTAAAACAATCTTCTAAATATGGATATAATACTGATATCTCAACTCGTTTAAGACATACCGTTACTGAGGTTGATGGTGATAATAAACCAGAAACAATTACCTCTTTTACACAGAATATGTTAGCCAGAGATTCTATAGCATTGAGAAAATATATACAAGAAATTTCTCCCGATATTGATTTGACATCGGAAATCGAAATAGGAGGTGAAACTGTTAGTGTGTCAATACCACTTTCAGTAGAGTTTTTTTGGCCTAAGTCCATCACATAAGTTAGAAATACATCAATCTATATTTTATTTTATATACGGGACTCCTGGTTTTACTTTTGACAATGTATATAATATGCCTGTTCACCTTAGAAACTTTTATTTTCGTGAATTCATGGATTTGAAGAAGAAAGAAAGAGAACAGATAGATAAAGCAAACCCACCTAAGTCATCTACGATTCCAAGACGATTTAATCCA